GCCGGCCCGCAGCCACATCTTCACGGTCAGGAACGACACCAGCGGGGCGCAGGCGCTCACGGTGAAGACCGCAAGCGGCACTGGCATCACCGTGCCCGCCGGGGCCGTGCAGACGCTCTATTGCGATGGCACGAACGTCTACATGGTCGGTGCTGCAGCAGCGCCTCCTGTTACGACCGCGCCCTATGACATCGGCATGTTCTTCCCGGGCAAGCCTGCGGACGGCGCGCTGCTGTTCCGAGTGCCTCTGGCGCGGGAAGTGACCTTCGCTGACAACTTCGCTGGGAGCCAGGCAAAGAGCCTGACCGCATCCAGCGTGACTGCCGTGTTCAACGTGCAGCGCAACGGCACAACGATCGGGACGATCACCTTCTCCGCGTCTGCGGTCGGGGTGTTCGCAACCACTGGCACGGCAAGCGAGGTGTTCGCTGCCGGCGACATCCTGTCGGTCATCGCACCGACTCCGCAAGACGTGACCCTTGCGAACATCGGCATCACTTTTTCGGGGACTCGATAATGGCTCTTCTCTGGTTTGATGGTTTCGAGGCGGGCGCCGCCAACTTCTCAATCGCCTCGACGAAATACGAGTCGACGATCGGCTGGGGTGGCGCGGCCAACCTGGCGTCCAACTCCTACCCGGCGCGCTCCGGCTCCGGCATCCTGCGCTACTTCAACGGGCAGGCCGGCGCCCTGAGCAAGACGGTGACGGTCTCCGGCGCGGCGATCATGGGTGCGGGCGTGTTCAAGGCGACCGGCGCATGGTCGAACTCTCCGCGGCTGTTCCAGATGCGCGAGTTCTCCACGATCCACCTGACCCTGGTGATCGACCCGACGCTCTACCTGAAGCTCTACCTGGGCGACTTTGGTGGCACCCTGCTGGCGACGTCCAGCGCGCCTATCACAGAGAACGCCGCGTACCAGTTCATCGAGATGAAGGCGACGGTGGCGGCGACCACTGGCAACGTCGTGGTGAGAATCGACGACACCGAGGTCATCAACTTCACCGGCACGACCACGATGGGCGGGTCGAGCATCGTGAACCGCGCCGTGCTGGGGCCGACCGCCGCCTTCGCCAGTACCGGTGCAGGCGACCTGCGGATCGATGACTTCTACGTCGCCGATACCAGCGGCACCGTCTGCAACAACTTCATCGGCTCGGGGTTTGCCGTGCGGCTGCTGACGGTCGATGGCGCGGGCGACAGTACCGCCTGGACGCCTTCTGCCGGGGCGAACTGGCAGTGCGTGGACGAGGTGCCTCCTGATTCGCTGGACTTTGTCTCCACGCTCACCAGTGGCGCGCGCGACCTGTACAACCTCGCGGCCAGGCCCGCCGGGACTTATGACGTCCTGGGCGTGCAGACGGTCGTGACGGCGAAGAAGGACGACGTCGGAGCGCGGCTGATCCGCAGCGTGCTGAAGTCCGGGAGCACTGTGCTTGTGGAGCCGACCGATCAGGCACTGACCACGGACTACAAGTCCTACTGCTACACGCTGACGAAAGACCCGGCGACGGATGCGTCATGGCTGCCGGCGGCCCTGGACGGTCTTCAGATCGGGCAGGAGATGGTCTGATGGCGATGCTCTTCGTCGAGGGCTTTGACCATGTCGGCCCGTCCTATCTGCCGGCGAAGGGCTGGACATGGACGGTCGCGCCATCGGTTTCGACTTCCCTTGGGCGCACCAAGCCCGGCGGCGCGCTGAACCCGTGGCAGCAAAATCATGCCGCCTCCAAAGTGGTCCCGGGCTCGCCGAGCACAATCGTTCTTGGATTCGCTGTCGCCGTCTATGGCTCGACTGTCAATGCGAACAGGTCGGTGGTGCGATTCATGGAGGGGGCGACAACGCATGTCTCTGTCGGCTGGGACATGCACAAGAACCTGTGCATCTGGCAGGGCGACATGACGACGCTGCTGGCGAACACCGAGTATGTGTTCAAGGTAGGCGGCAGCCCGGTGGACTACCACTACGTCGAGATCGAACTCACCGTCAGTGACACCGCTGGCGTGCTGAAGGTCTGGATCGACGAGGCTCCGCGCGTCAACCTGTCTGGCATTGATACTCGAAATGGCGGCGCGGGCGTCATCGACAAGTTGAACCTCGGGCTTACATCACCCGCGGGGCTGGATGTTCTGATCGATGACCTGTACTGCCTGGACAAGACCGGCACGGTGAACAACGCGCGCTTGGGCGACTGCTCGGTGCATACGCTCTTTCCGGTCGCTGACCTGACGGCTAACTGGACGCCTTCGACGGGCACCGTGCGCTGGTCGCTGTTGGATGAGCAGCAGGTGAACACCAACACCGACTACATCTCAGCAGGCGGTTCGGCGCAGGAACTGTTCACTGTGAAGGCCCATCCGACGGCCCGCGCGATCAACGTCCACACGATCCAGACCTCCGCAATCGCGATGCGAGATGACGCCGCTGCACGGGATATGAAGGTGCTGGTGCGGCCGGTGTCGACGATCTACAAGGGGCCGGCCCTTGCTACGACATCCAACTACTCGACGCCGGTCAGCACGCTGATGATGGAGACCAACCCGGAGACGGGCCTCAAGTGGACCAAAGCCGAGTACAACGCCACCGCGTTCGGCGTCGAGCACGTCTGACCTGCAATGGCGATCCGCGTCTCCCAGCTTGCTGTCGAGGTTCTCTCGACTGTCGTCTCGAACCCCGCCGCGTCGGTTTCGCAGGTGGCAGCCGAGATCGCAAGCGTGCGTCCTGCGCCGACGTATGCGATCGTCGACCAGGCTGCGGTGGAGATCGCTCTCAACATGGGGCAGGAGCCCCCTCCGCCTCCCACGCCTGTCGGCCCTGATCCACTGCTCGCTCAAGGCACGAGCGTCCAGATGTCGATCGACGAATGCACCGACGTCATGGCCCCGTTCCCCCCGATGGTGCTGATGGACTGCACGACCAAGTCCATCACGGTGACCGGCGGAATGAGTGCAGAGATCCGCACCTCGACGATGTGCAGCGTCGCCAGCGAGTACAGGATCGGCAAGACCGATCACGGCACGCTCACCGTCGAAGGGTTCTGGAAGATCGGCAACACTGCGCACGACGCGGTCGCAGTGGCCGCCAAGGACCGCAAGCGGCGTCTGCTGTTGGTGACCTTCCGCGACGGGTCAAAGTGGCGGTGCGTGGCAATGGTCTCTCAGCGCACCTGGAATGCCGCCGTCGACGGGGTCGTCGGTTCCACCTGCACGTTCAAGCTCACCGGGCCAGCCATCGAAGTGCTGCCACCGGTTGTGATCTGAGGGACTCATGGCGATCCGCGTATCCCAAATTGCAGTCGAGGTCATCTCGACTGTCATCTCCAACCCGGCCGCGGTCGTGTCCCAGGTCGCGGTCGAATTCGCGTACCTGCCGGTCATCCCGCCGACGAAGGCGATCGTCGACCAGGCTGCCATCGAGTTCGCCTCCGTCACCACGCCAAAGGCAGTGGTCGACCAGGCTGCCGCTGAGGTCGCCTCCGTCACGACTCCTCGCGCAGTCGTCGACCAGGCTGCTGTCGAGGTCGCCACCGCCAACCTGCCGCCCGCGCGTGTCGATGCAGTCGCGCTTGAGGTTGCCGTCGCCGCCCCGGTCGCAGTCTCATCGCAGCCGATCGTCTTCATCTCCACCTGAGAGCCCAATGGGACCGACCGTGATCAAGAAAATCATCATCGCCTGTGCAATGCTGACCGCAGGCTGCTCCCACGCCACCTTCCCGGCGTCGGAGCCGCCCAAGGCGCTCCTGTCAGGTTTCTGGCAACCCAATTGCGCGGCGATCTGCTTTGTCCGGGTGACGGTCACTGACGCGGAATCCGGGCAGGCCGTGACTGAGGTGAAGGTGACCGAGCAGGGCACCTCCACCGGAGTGCTGATCGATGCCCTCAAGCCCAAGGTTCTTGCGCGATGAAGCGTGAACCGACGCCGCAAGAAGCGCATCGGTTCTACGAAGAGATGGGCTACATGCGCGGCCGGCGCAGCGTGGTCAAAGCGTACTTTCTGGGGTTGATCACCGGGATGATGCTGGTGATCGCGTGGATGGAGTCCTACCGATGACAGATGCTGTTGCACCGACGGTCACCCGCTGCACGGGCGAATTCAACAGAACGCAATGCACGCGGCGCAATGAATGCATGCGCTACGTTCATCGCCAGGATCGAAACTCCTCGACCCACTTGGCTGCGGGGTTGTGCATGGCCTTGGCCGCGCACGGGGAGTGGTTCTACTTCTTGCAGAACACCTGCCCACCAGCCAACCTGGCCGCGCTGGCGGGGGCGCCCAAGGTGTTCCCGATGACCCCCTCATATGCGCTCTTTCCGCGCCGCAAGCGCGCAGCCAAGGCCGGTGCGCCCGCGGCGCAGAAGGCCGCACGCAAGATCATCCGCAGTTGAACCTCCCTTCTTCCTGACGATATGTGAACGCCATGACAGTGAACAGCAACCTGCCCCGCGTCATCGACGCGATCAATGAGTTCGCCGACATCCAACGACGAACTACGGTGCGCGCATCGGAAACAATCGATGCGGATTACGCCGGCAGTCAATACGCTGCGTCGGACTACGCGCGCCGAATTCTGGCCGTTGCACCTGAATGCCTGGCGGCCTGCACGGGCGGCGATCTTGCGCTCGCAGCCGAAATGGCCGGGAGGATGCTGATGCTGTCGAGGCTGCTTGAGCAGCGCGCTCTTGCGGGTGTCGAGAGGCGGTCGTCCGCTCAGAAAGCGGTGCTTCTGTTCGCGACCAACATCCCGAAACCGAAAGAAGACAAAGGACGGCGATCCATCGACCTCGCCAAAGTGCAGGAGCAGTCATTTCGCCGTCGCAGGATCAAGCGTCAAGACAAGGACGCCCGGCCAGACGCGCACTGATCTCCTCAGTGCGCGCGGCGTCCACAATCTTCGACGGGTTGGTCTTCGCCAGGATGCGCAGCGTGATCGCGACATAGGTTTCGACCTGCGCCCAGGCTTGCTCATCGATGTCGATGCAGTGCGGTCTGAACTTCAGCATCGCATCGATGATGTCGGCCCGGATGGCATCGACCGTCGACCGGGCGCGCGTCACTTCCAGTCCTCTTGTGTCGAGGGCGCAGGCGGTGCTGCTGCGGCGCTTTCCTTGAGCGCCTCCATCAGCTTCTCAAGGTAGTGGATCGCCTTGGCGATCTCGGTCGGCGCTTCGTCCTTGGTGCCCATGCGCATGACGTACTTCAAGGCGTTGCCGCGGTAAAATCCGATGCGCTGCTCCAGCGGCCAGGTGTCGATGACATCCCACGGCTGCGTGCCCATCGTCTTGTAGTGGTCGCCGCCTTCCTGTCGATCCCGTGCGCTCATCTGAATCTCTCCTTGTGGTGTGCCGATCCGCTTCTTGGGAAGCGGTGTCCAGGCGACTAAATTGCTGTCATCTCGCCACTCACCGAACACGGCGACGTTGCCGCTGGTGAGGGCCATGATCTTGGTGCCGCGCGGTGGCGGCTCCGCTTGCGGATCCCGCCAGTAGACTTGCCCCGACGTGGCCGCCATGTTCACGTTCTCGCGCGTCATGCAGCCCCCAGAACGCTCTTTTGCAGGGCCGCTGCGAAGGCCGCAACAGCGCCCCCGGTCAGGCCGTGAGTCTTCGCCAGTTCTGCGATCTGCTCTTCGCTCAACGCTTTGGGCGTGGCGGCCGGCGCCATCAACTTTTCCCACGACGCCGGGAACGCATGCTTCATCAGGTCGTTGATTCGCCGGGCGACCTCTGCGGTCTCTTCCTGGGCGTGAGCATCAATCCGCAATTTGCACACCCGCGCCCACGCCATCAGCGACCCGGTCCAGATCCACTCCGTCATCGCGCATTGCGGCAGCACCATCCGGGCCTGCTCAGGCGCCACGCCTTCATCGATCATGTGCTGGTACAGATCGAGCGCGCGGCGAACCAGTTGCTCGCTCAGGCCCTTCCACGCCGCCTGGTGATCGGCGACACCGGTCGATCCCTGCTTGGCGTTGGCTGGCCGCCCGCGCCACACTGGGGGCAACCAGAACTCGGGTTCCGAATCGACGTACCGCCGGCTCACCTCGTTTTTTACCAACCCCACCTGATGCTTATCCAACTGGCGCGCCACGAAGATCGGAGCCTTGATCCGCAACTGCGCACCGACATGCGCGAAGGGTGTCCAGTGGTCGTGGCGGGCCAGGTAGCCGAGCAGCTTGTCCTCGGCCGGTGTGAAGACCTTCGTCTCCTTGGCAAAGCTCACACGGGCTGCGTTCGCGACATCGACATCGAATCCATCGACGCGCAGCAGGGTCACTTCAGAAGGAACCAGTTTCATCATTCAATCCCGTGGGCGCGCTCGATCAGACGGATGATGCCGATGATGTGCAGTTTGAACATCTCGGTCGCGACCTCGCGGTCAGGAATTTCACTTAGCAAAATTGAGAGCGCGCCCGCCGTCATGTTGAAGTGCGGATCCTCTTCGATCAGTTGCCATATCGCTTCGACACTCAGAGGCACTCGTTCGTACTCGAGGGCGGCATGGAGGTAGCGGGTTTCTTCGTTGAACAGAAACCCCTCTTTGGACAGGAAGTTAACGGCTTTCTCAGCCGCATCGCGCAACACGCTCATCGCTTTGAAGGCTCCATGAAAGGTTTCAGGTCGGGCGCGACCCAATTGCCTGGTTTCAAAATCTTGCCGTCTGCGCGTCGCCGCACCATCCCGGTGTCCGGATCGATCTTCGCCATGTTGGAGCGCATCACCTCGGCCCACGCGCCTTCCATGTCCCACCCATGCGACAGGCCGTAGCCGATCAGCACCACGATCTGGTCGATCACTGCGTCCAGGTCATCGACCTTGCCGCCGTAGGCTTCCAGCCACTCGGCGTGCTCTTCCTCGATCAACGATTCGTACATCAGGATCTGCTTGTCGTTGGGCGTCCAGGTAGTCTGGCCGCACGCCTGCATGAACTCCCGCTGCTGCTCGAAAACGCTCTTCATTTCACCTCCCGTTTGTCCAACCAATCCAACGACAGCCTGACGATGGTCGGCATCGTCAGCATGCTTGCCTGCGTGTTGCCGTGCTTCAGAGCACGCATCGTGATCGAAGAGATGACCGCCGGCGCGTAGTTGATCAGCCGGGTCTCCCTGGTCGTCGACTTCTCGCCCGCCAGCGCCTCCATCAGCGTCTGGGTGGCCCGCTCTACCCGCCACGGGTACATGCCGGTGCGCTTGGCTTCGATCAGATCCAGAACCGCGCTGCGGGCGGCCTTGCTGATCTCCTCGCTCATACATGCCCCGCTCTCTCATCGTTCGCGGCCCGCGCCTGGCGAATCGCATCGGCCTTGAACTGCTGGCCCACGGCGTCTCGAAAGATGTAGAAGTCCTGGCGCAAAGCTTTCAGCCGATTGCGCAACGTGCAGACCCAGATCAGCAAGATTGCGTGCGTCGTCGTGAGCGCGAGCAGCGCGGCACCGACCCACCAGAAAGCCTGTTCGTATTCGTAGTTCATCGGATTCTCCTGTGCGGGGTGCGTCAGTCTTTGCTGGCGCTGCTCCGCTGTTGGTTGAGATACGCGGCGACATCCCTGTAGTCGGCGTACCGTTTCCCGTTGTCCACATACGTCGGCACCTTGATGTGGCCGGAGGCCGCCGTGTTCCAGATCGTGGTCTGTGCCAGCTTCAGCACGGCCGCCAGATCGGCGGTCGTGAGTCGCGGACCGTATGTGCGCAACAGGTACTGCGAGACTTCATCTTCGGTGTTCACGAGATTGCTGCTCCTACGATGCACCCGACCGTGAACGCGAGCAGCACGATAGCCATCCAGGCCAGCATGATCATGCCCGCGTCCGGGCAACCGGGTTGGGGTTGAGAATCGAAATCGTCTTGGTCGTTGTCAGACATGCTTTTTCTCTTTCATGCGCTGCATGAGCAGCTCTTGAACGGTTGCTTTCGTTTCGCGGCGTTGCAGCACCAGTTCATCGACCGTGCCGGCGCTCACGATGTGATGCACGAACACGGGTCGGTTCAGACCAGCCTGCGCCTGGCGGGTCGGTCCGATCCGCTCAACGATCTGCTGATACTCCTCGAGGTTCCACCAGTGGCCGAACATCGCGAGGATGTTGCCACCGTGCTGAAGATTCAGGCCGTGCCCGGCGCTGGCGGGATGGGCCGCGAGGATGGGGATCTTTCCGTCGTTCCAGTCTCGGATGGTGCCGGCAGACTTGTCGAGGTGTCGCAGGCGCTTTCCGAATCGCCCCTTGAGGCGCTCAAGGTCGCTTCGGAAGTGATATGCCACCAGGACCGGCGCTCCTGCTGCTTCTTCAACGATTTCCTCAAGCGCGTCGAGCTTCGCATCGTGGACGACCTCCCAGGCCTCATTGGAGCCGCCAATGTACGCTGCTCCGTTCGCAATTTGGAGGCACTTCATCGTTTTCGCGGCGATCTGGAAGGCTTCGATCTCCTCGCCAGATGCCAGCGTCGTGAACATCTCGCGCTCCATCTCGTCGTAGGCGTTGCGCGCCGCCGCAGGCAACTGCACGCGGATCACGTTCTCGATCAGCGGTGGCAGAGCCAGATAGTCCGCCGCCTGAAGCGAGGTGCATATCGGGGCGATACGCGCCTCGATCTCAGCCTGCGCGTGAGGCAGCGGCAGCAGGCTGTATCCGTCATAGCCCTGCTTGAACCAACGGTCGGTGAACGCGGTGTAGGTCGCGCCCAGCACCTCCCGGTCAAGGAACCATGTCTGACCCCAGAGATCGATCAGACCATTGGGCGCGGGGGTGCCGGTCAGGTTGATCCACCTGGCGGACCGGTACGCTTTGGCCCCGAGCATCCCGGCGCGTTTGCCGCCCTGCCTGAGGCGAAAGGATTTCAGCTTGGTCGATTCATCGGCGACCACGGTCTTGAAGGGCCAGCGCGGACCGAGTTGCTCCACCAGCCAGCCGATGTTCTCGTAGTTCAGGGTGAGGATCTGCGAGCCACTGTGGAGGGCCGCCAGGCGCTCTTTCGGAGTGCCGACCATCGCCGCGATCTTCAGGTGCCTCAGGTGCGGCCACTTGGCGACCTCATCGGGCCAGGTGCTTTGCGCGACCCGGTAAGGGGCCAGCACCAGCGCCGGGAAGACATCGTCGACCAGCGACAGCCGGTCCAGCGCGGTCAGCACCGACACGGTCTTGCCCAGTCCCATGCCGGCGAACAGCGCACCGCGGGGGTTGTCCGCGATGAACTCGATCATTCTCTCTTGATACGGTCGCAGATTCATCGCGCAAACAGTCCGTCAATGCTTTCGATTGAGTCCAACACCAGCACGCACATCCCGAGGCGGCGCATCTTCTCGTGCAGTCGAGCCTGGTGCGGCGCGGGGACCGCGCCAGGCCGCTTCAGCTCCACGAACCACACCCGACCGCCTGGTAGCAGCACGATCCGGTCTGGCACGCCGCGGGTGCCGGGGCTGGTGAACTTCCACGCCTCACCACCCGCCTCCCGCACCCGCTTGCGCAGGTACGCTTCAACGACGCTCTCCCTCATTCGGTTGAGATCCACACACGGCGGGTCGACACCTCGGTGCCACCGCGCAGGTCACGCCGGTCGATCATCAGACCGGCGATGCGCGCCTGCTCAAGGGCGTCCTTCTTGGTCAGATACAGACCGAGATCCCAGCGGATCTTGCCGAACAGGAAGGCGGCGTACATGGGCGCCTTACGACGCTTGCCGGGCGTAGCTGGCAAAGCGCGTGGCATAGCTGTCTTCCGTCGTGCGTTTCTTCTCGATGCGGTTGCCTGGATGCAGGATCCACCGCTGCCCGAGGTGCTCTTTCGCGGCGCGCAGTTTCTCTTCGTTCCTTGCACGAATCTCTTCAAGGGTCGGGGGCTCGATGTAGTTCACTTCTATGCGGGGGGTCATAGCAGTTCCTTCTGGCTGGTGGGTTATTTTCGGTAGCGGGTCGCTTCGTACCCTTCTGCTGCAAGCGGCAATCCATCTGCCCACGCTGGGTTGCGTGTCATAAGCGCAGCCAACTCATGTACGTTGAATTCTTCGGTGTTCGGGGTCTCGGAGATGATTTCGTCATGCACCGACATCACGGGCGGGTAGCCGTTCTTCTCGGCCAGCAGCATCCCGTGCATCAGGATATCGGCGGCGCAGGCTTGCGTCGCATTCTCGATGGCCTTGCCGCCGTAGGACTTGATGCGCTCCCACTTCCGTGTGAACTGGTTCAC